ACGACGTGTAAAACTATATGCTGGCATATTACCACCTGTGTCTCGATATAACCATGTAATGGGAATGTAGATACTCATCAGCGTCGTGGTATATTTAGTCTTTTTAACGTTCTCAATATTATCAGGTTTTCTGTATGTCTGAACTCTTAGAAATTTTGACATGTAGCGTTCAAACTCATCGTATTCACTATTATTAACCTGCAATGTATATCTCGATAGACACATTAATGAGCATGTGAATGATAAAAGTTTTAATCCATCATGATTGTGTATTCTGGCATTTAGATCATCAACTATCGATAGTAACTCAGCTGTCGAACCTGAAAGTGATCGCATTTCTCTAGTATGCTCACGAGTCCACATAGACACTCTATCTGAAAAACCCCAAAAAGTGCCATTAACTATCATTTGCTGTAGAAATACCAATGAATTATTTGAAATCTCAAGTGCAGTCTTAAACCCACAATTATTTAATATACGCTCATCATCCATAGCATGATCTATTGTGTCGCGAGGCATTCCTTGATATACTGCAATAATATCATCACCTAGAACACTCATTGTTGTTAAACAATTAATCAAACTTTTCTCTGCTCTCGTTAATTCGTTACCTCTTATCGCTCCTTGTAGTAAAACAGTATGATGCGTAGAAGTATCAGCTCTACCTGAAGGAAATGTTGCTTCTTGTGTATTTATCGGTCCAAATATTTTACTCTCATACGTTGTTGCTGTTTGTGAATTTGATACTTCAAATGATACTGCTTGCCAACCTGCATTCATCCTTAAATTTTCTGGTACATTATCATGTGTAACAACATTCTTATTCTCATACATGAATGGGCCATATCTTCCTATTGTTGACATTTCGGCTATTGATAATGTGAAAGTATTATAAATGTCCTTTGTTAAAGTTTGGATTGAAGAATCCATACCAGTAATATCCGTGGAAGCAAACAAACAATTACGTTGCGAAGTCCAAAATAACATTTCCGATATATCCATTGCATTACCAGCTTGCTTTCCTTGAGCTGCATTAGTATTAAGATCATAAATATTCTTCGCGATGACGTATGGAAGATAACTAAGCATTAATCTTTTATTATTTAGTCCTGCGATAGCACGTTGTCGTCGATCTATTTGCTGTCTCTCTACCAATTTTATCGTCTCAGACAATGCTTCCACTAACTCGTTTAAACTACGATAATCACCCGAAGTCACCGCTTCCATAACAATGCGTGTATTTGTCCATTTTCTAACTCTTGGATCTAATGATAATCTAATCAAATCATCCACTCTTTTACCTGGTGATGATGTCGTCAAAAAGCCAAGAAATCCATCATCATGATTATACGAGCTAACTATTTCTGCGATTGATTTAATAAAACATCCTAGATAATCCATTACTATTTTACCAACACCATCAACATACTCCTGTCGTACTACCTCCCGATTATCTAATGTTGACAATAATGGCTTTGGTTTCACCATAGCTACTTCCCTAACTTTTGGAGCCATAGCTGCATCTAATGACAATTCTGTTAATGTGTTTAGGTATGTACTATCATTCGTCATTACCCTAGTTACCGCATAATAGTTCATAATATCGTCCTGAGTCTTACACTTATTTAATGCATTGTTAATATAATTCAGTAAGCCAACTGGTAACTTCTTTTCTCTGTCGGCACGAAGTTGAGGAAATTGTTTAAC